TCAAACTAAAATTGTTAAACGATCCGATAAAAGATTAAGCCAAGATAATTTTATTTATACCGATTGGTCTTTAGGAATTTATAGCAAAGCACGTAATATGCTAGCCAGTCCAATTCAAATTTATAAAGAGGAATCCTATAAGAAAGATTCTTTAGATGTTTTTTGTCGTAAAGTTAAAACCTACGAGCAGTACAAAATGTCGGGAAGTGAACGTGCTTTTATTGATTTTGATGATATGATTGAACGTACCATCGATGAAGTTAATTTTCCTCCACTTAAAGTTCTCATTGTAGATGAAGCTCAAGATTGCACACCACTACAATGGTCTGTCATTTATAAAATGGCAGAGAATGCAGACAGAATCTATTTAGCAGGCGATGACGACCAAGCTATCTATCAATGGAATGGAGCGGACCCTAAATATTTTACAAAGTTTTTTCCAGGACGAAAAGTTCGATTACGAAAAACAAAACGCTTTGGAGAAGCAATCCATAAATTTTCTCAAATTATTAGACGAGGAATTTTAGACAGCGAAGAAAAAGATTATGAACACGGCACTCAACCAGGCTACGTAAAAAGATATTTAAATTTTAGAGAGATTCCTTTTAATCAACTAGAAGGAACTTGGTATATTTTAGGACGCATCGGCGCAAGCGTGAATGAATTAAGAATGCTTGCTAAAGACGCCGGTCTTTATTTTAAAGATAATGATGAGCGAAAATGTTTTGATGAACATCAATGGGAAGCTATTAAAGCTTGGACTCGACTTACTAATAAAAAAAAGATAGATAAAAGACAAGCTGAAAAAATGTATAGATATATAAGACAACTTAAAGAACCTACCTATCGTGCTCAAAAATTTTGGTTAAACGAACCTGACTTTAAAGAATATGATTTCACAGCTTTAAAAGAATGGTGTGGTTTAGACTTACCGGCTGCTGCACAAAAGAAACAATGGTGGTGGGTTCTACGAAGAAACTTTACACCCCGCCAAATTATTTATTTTTTAAGATTATTGCGACGGTATGGTCAAAAAGAATTGGATGCGGAGCCTCAAATTATTATTGATACAATTCACTCAGTTAAAGGAGGAGAGGCCCATAACGTAGTCCTTTACGGAAAAGCTAATTATCCTTCTGATTATAAATCTAAATCGAAGAAAGAAAAGATTAATGAGAAAAAAGTCTGGTATACCGGCGCAACTCGTGCTAGAAACACAATTCATCTACTAAGCACGGATTATAAATATAATTATCCTTTAGGAGAAGACTATTTGGTTTATGTTAGAGAAAAAAAACAATAAAAAAAGTTATCATTATAAATTAGGTCGAATGATTAAGAAGATTAAAGCCGAAACTAAATGGCAAGATATTTTCAAAATTGTAGCAGCAGCTCAGAAGAGAATTAGATGACTCACAAAGATATGTTTAAAGGTATAACGTATGAATCATTAGATAAACAAATTGATGGCACTCATTATAAAGGGTTTAAGATTGAACCCGCTCAGTTTATTTCTGAGAATCATTTAGAATGGGGAGAAGGAGAAGCCATTAAATATATTTGTCGACATAAATTAAAGGGCGGAAGAAAAAGTATTGAAAAAGCGATTCACTGTTTAGAAATTGTCTTAGAAAGGGATTATTCTTAATGAAAGAAAAACTGTTAAAACTTACCCAAAAGATTACGACATGGCATGAACGAATGTTTAAATATTTAACATTAAAATCTAAGACAAGTTTATTCTTTACATGGTTATTAGTTTTTATTTGTTTGTATGAAATCTTTGAACATATTATTATACCAATAGCTTTAATTTGGTGGGGATTAAGATGAGTCTGCAGCTGTCGATGAATTTTAAAAAACATATTTGGTCGTGTCCGGCTGAATATAAAGATCTATCCGGTGCTAGAGAAATTGCCATTGATTTAGAAACTAGAGACGAGGGTATAGGATCTAATCGAGGAGCGGGTTGGGCCACGGGCCACGGAAATATTATAGGATTCGCAGTCGCCATCGAAGGTTGGCAGGGTTATTATCCCTTCAAACATTTGGGAAATATATCAAGGATGTTTGTGCTTTGCCTTGTCCCAAAATTTTTCATAATGCTCAATATGATGTGGGTTGGTTGCAGCAAGAAGGCTTTAAAGTTAAGGGTGATATTATTGATACCATGGTAGCAGCAGCCATCGTGGATGAGAATCGTTTTTCTTATTCTCTTAATGCTTTATCTAAAGATTATTTAGGCGAGATTAAAGCTGAAACCGATTTAATTATTGCAGCCAAAGAGCATGGCGTCGATCCCAAAGGAGAGATGTGGAAATTACCTGCAGAGTATGTCGGATTTTACGCGGAACAAGATGCACGACTCACGTATCTATTATGGCAGCAGCTTAAAAAGGAAATTATTAGTCAGAGTTTAACTACGATTTGGGAATTGGAATCTAACTTACTCCCAGTATTGATTGCAATGCGTCAACGAGGGGTAAGAGTACAAGTGGAATTAGCTGAAACATTACGAACAAAAATGCAGAGCCAAGAAAAAGAAATACTGTTGGCAATAAAAAAAGAATCAGAATTAGACATAGACATTTGGGCAGCACGCCAGATCGCCAAAGCTTTCGATAAGCTGAAGATAGAGTATCCGAGAACACCGAAATCTGATGAACCGTCATTTACTCAAAACTGGTTGATTAATTGTAAACATAAAATCGCAAAACTGATTGTACAGGCGAGAGAAATAAATAAATTTCACAATACCTTCTTATCTTCTATCATGAAATACCAGGTGAAGGGAAGGATTCATGCAGAAATAAATCAATTAAGATCGGATCATGGCGGAACTGTCTCAGGTCGACTGAGTATGTCCAACCCTAATCTTCAACAAGTACCGGCTCGCAACAAAGAGTTTGGTCCTTTGATTCGTTCCTTATTTATCCCGGAGCAGGGACACCAGTGGGGATCCTTTGATTACTCGCAGCAAGAACCACGAATGACGGTACACTATGCCTCTTCAATTGGTAATGGCTATGAAGGAAGTAATGAATTAGTGGAAGCTTATCAAAAAGCTAGCACTGATTTTCATCAAACCGTAGCCAATTTAGTAGGAATAGAACGAGTTCAAGCTAAAACAATAGGACTAGGCTTAATGTATGGGATGGGAAAAAACAAACTAGCCACTTCTTTGGGGGTATCTAAAGACGAAGCCACCACGCTTATCTCTAAATATAATCGTAAAGTTCCATTTGTTAAGATGCTTTCGGATCGATGCATGCAAACTGCTGCCGAAAAAGGTGTGATTCGTACCAAGAAAGGCCGTAAGTGTCGCTTTGACCGATGGGAACCTAAAGATTTTGGACTTCATACTGCTGAAACTTTTGAAAATGCTGTAGCTAAATACGGAAGAGACAATATTAAAAGAGCTTTTACCTATAAAGCTCTTAATCGTTTAATCCAGGGATCCTCTGCCGATCAAACTAAACAGGCGATGCTCGCTTGTCATGAAGCAGGTTATTTACCTATCCTGCAGCTCCATGATGAACTATGCTTTAATGTTAAGTCACCGACAGATGCAACTAAAATTAAAAAAACAATGGAAAATTGTATAGAATTTAAACTTCCTTTTGTAGTAGACACTAATTTAGGAGACTCCTGGGGAGAGGCTAAGTGATAGAAGCGCATGCACAATATCTAGCCGGCTTAATGGATGGTGAAGGATGGGTGGAATGCAAACGAAAAAATAAAAAAACTTCCAATGGTAAAATCTATCGATGCTGGAGTATTAGAATTGAAATTCAAATGGCCCATAAAGGAGTTATAAACTGGCTTCATCACGTCACAGGATATGGAAGATGTTCTATGAAGAAAGCCTATCCTCATCAAAATTTTGATCAATGGCGTTGGCGTTGTTCTTTTGGAGACGCTTACAAATTTGCTAAAGCTATTACTCCTCATAGTATCGTTAAAAAAGAAAATTTACTACGGATCGTTGATCACTATGATCGTAAACCCACTAAACCTATAAAAGTTAATCCTCAACCTAAGGAGCTTCTTCATGAAAACAATACCAAAATCTTTGCTAACCACTAAAACGGGTGATAAGAAACTTCTTATTCACCCAAAATATAAATTAATGAAACATCGGTTAGAAATCGTATGGTTTAAAGATATACGCACCTCGTACCCCGGCTCTCGCTCTTCTTGGATCACTGCTTTTAAAAAGATGGAAAAATCCATAACGGACAAAGGACTTTTATTTCCATTAGTCCTTAACACTCAGTATAAAGTGATGAGTGGAACCAATCGTTATAAAATTATTAGACAGTATGGACAGGGGACTCTAGCTTACATTGCTCGCACTACGGATGAAGCTGAATTTCTAGCAGCAATGAATAGAGAATCCTGGTGTCTCTCTGAATCAGAAAAGGGAATTGAATCTTTTGAATTTTTATTTGGAGAAAATATGCGCAAGTATACTGAAAAGGTAACACACCTTTTAACAGAAAATATTAGAAAAGCTTAGTCTCTATTCATCGTTTGCGTCTTCTAATTCATCAATAGCTTCACTTAAATCTTCTCGAAGTGTTTCTTCTTTAGCTTCGATCTTATCTATTTCAGCCATAATTTTCTTTATCTTTTTTATCGTTTTTTTCATGTTGCAATCGAAAGTTTTTCCTCTTGTTCTACCTCATTATCAACCAGCTTTTTAACATCTTTAATTTTAATATCTATCCATTTCATGTCCTCACGTTGCGATGTCAAAGCCTTCTTTGCCCACTTGTGTTCCAGGTCTAACTTCGTTTGCACCAGTTCCTGAATTGCCATCAGTTACCTCCTCATAGGTGATCTGGACCTGTTTTCTTTGGTAAAAGCCCACATCCTCTTTTACTTTTAAAAGACCATCGGCAGCTCTTTTAATCAAAGTTTTAAAGGCGTGCTGTATGTCTTTCGCTTCTATCGTCTCAATGTACAATCGTCCTTCTACTATCGCTCTGATACGATAGTACT